TTGAAACTGTTCTTCATCATATGTTTTTAATCGCACTGCAAAATGTTTCAGTGTATGGTTATACTTCTTATTCCATTTAAGATCATCTGCAATGTCGAATAAGACTGCTGCAGATTTATTCTCTCCTTTTCTCAACCCCCGGCCTATTGACTGAAGATTGCGAATGCGAGACTTAGAGGGGGAAGCAAATATGATGTTATGGAGGTGACGAATATTGATTCCCGTACTAAAAGTTCCAAAGCTGGCAATGATAATGGCATTGGATTCGTTCTCAACAATTCTTCTGATCTGTTCTCGTATATCACTGTCTGTTCCCCCATGAACAAAGAATACTTTTCTGTTATCTGTTAACTTGTCTCTTATATTATTATAAAGGATCTTACCGTGTTTGTCAACAAACTGGAATAGTAATAGTGTATTACCTTCTAGTGACAAAGTCAAGTTTTCTATGAATTTATTTCGTTTTTCGTTTCTAACGAGCCAATCCATTTCATCTTGATATGCTGAATATGCTTGGACCTTTTTATCTTCGTCCTCATACTGTAGTAGTATACACTTAATTTTAAATTCAGCCAAGTGTTTTTGATCAATTAATTCTTTTGTGGTGGTAACTTTTTTGACTGGACCAAACAATCCCTCTAGCACAAGTTTATGAGTTTGTGTGTTGTCAAGTGTTCCTGTCGTCCCTATTCTATATTTACAATCTGTCATCTTTTCCATCAATGTAGAAAGTGACTTAGACTTAAATAAATGAGCTTCGTCTCCAATCACACAATCGAACTGGGAGAACCAATCTCTTGGCATTTTATAGATTGATTGCCATGTTGATATTGTAGTATGTGCATGGATGTTCTTGTCCTTGCCTTCCATGATGATCTGAGTGTCATCTGATCCATACTCAGCAAAGTCAGATTGCATTTGCATTACAAGAGATGTTGTTGGAACAATAACAAGAACTCTTTCCATCATCCTAGCAATGAGATAGATGATCAATGACTTGCCTGATCCTGTTGGTGACAACAAAAGACCTCGTCTGTATCTCATGATGTGTGAGAATGCTTCTATCTGATAATCACGAGGCGAGAACGGTAGACCCAACTCATCTGCAAATTCTTTGGCTTCATGCAAAGAAAACTGATCAAGAGAGTTGTCGTACTCAAACTGCACTTCATACCCTCGCTCTTTAGCAAAGCGAGTGATGTACCATTCAAGGCCTCCATAGATTGTCTTGTTCATTTGATTGAACAGTCTGATCTTTCCATCCCACACTTTGTTGCGGACTGCTGGCATGAATCGTGCACCTGGGACTTCAAAGGTAAAGTATTCGCTTAGCTCTTGTCCAACATGAGGTTCACAGTTTACGCGAATATGAACATCATTAACTTTCTGGATCGATATCAAATCACTCATATAGTTTTTTTGCTTGCGTGTATAAATCTATATCGTCATGATATCTGTCTACAGCAATAGCTTTAGTTTCCTTATTGAATATATTTTCTTTTGTAAAATTTTGCGGTCGCCTGTTGCCCTTGTGACGCTTTAGCTGTATAGTCCGCTGTGTGCACGATGAAATGATAGTATTAATTAAGGGATCCATCTGCTCATACAGTATGGGGGTAGTGACTTGTTGATCATCAAAGAAAAAGAATTTGTGTTGAAAGTCAAAGGCAGGATCCTTAAATGCATCTCTCTTTAGTAAATCTCGGAACTCATCAATATTATGATTCCTGTGTATAAAGCAGTATGCACTAATCAGTCGATCGAGTGGATCTCTTATTACCGAGTATAGTTTAAGATTCGTCACTTCTTCATACGACATCAGATTGCAATCAACACATTCGCTTGGTGTCAAATGAATTGCATAGCTCCACGTATACTTAGAATCAACCTCTCCTGGCCAGTTCTGAGCCTTGACTGATGCATCTCCAATCCTTGAGTAAACATCAGTAGGGTGATTGAGATTCTTCGCGAACGCTTCAGCTGCAGAGGTGCTGCCCGTCTTTCTATTACGGAAGAATGCAAGATTATGATGTCGCGAAATATATGTCACTGTCCCACCTTAAACTTTTCCCAATCAATGATGTTCTTGATCTGAAAGCCACGGTTATTAATTGTGCGAATAATATTCTCAAGAACATCAACCTTCTCTTTCTGCATTGCAATTTTCAGATTGAGCTTGATGATCTCATCGTCTGCATCAATATATGTAGGCAGATCCTGCTTAAGGATTTTTAGAGGCTGGGGTTCCCATCCAAGTTCTTTCTGCTCATACTCATCCATAATACCAAGATAGTATTCACATTTCTGCTTGTATAAGGATTTGTATTCTTGCTCAAGCTGCTTATGTCGAAGTCTTTCTTCTGAAAAGAACTTGAAGTATTTGTGATGGAGTCGTGGAATGTTAGAGCTTTCTTCACCGAGCTCAGCTCGATTGATTTGAGAGTCTTCACCCCAGTGATTGTAGATATCTTCTAATTTCATAATTTAATTCCAGTAAATGGAGGTTTTAGATAGTTGTATTGTACCTTCTTTTTTAAGAGAGGGCAACTATTTCATATCGTTGATATCTAAATGTTGCTGATCCAAGAATATAATCAATATCAGTAGCAGAGTATAAAAAGTCAATACTATCAAGCGACAGAGGGAACATATCTTTGAATCGTACTTCGATGTTCGGATTCATAGCACTAGTAAGAATTGTTAGCGTTGCATCGGATACAAGACCTTCACCTGATCCAGCCAACAGATCTGTATTCTTCAAGGATTCATACTGAGAGAAGTTTTCTGGGAAACCAAGTGCAAACAACCACTCGTTGATCTCTCTATAGTTCTGCATATCCTCATCAATACGAAATGCAACAGTTAGCTCCCCAAACTCCAAATGATCTCCTGGGACTGGGATCCTAGAGAAAGGAGTTGGGAATGAATATTCTCCGAGTGTCACGGAAGGGAGATTGACTGACTGGATGAAGTAAACTGTGTTAGGCAACTTCTTCAGAGAAAAGTTAAACCCAACAGGTGATAGAAAGTTTAGATTGGATGGTTGATTTACTGTTGCGCTCACAGCTTACCTTCTTCTCTCATTTGTGCTCTAATCTTTGTTGCAGAGATGTTGTGAATATCATCATCAAACACTTCTTGCTCAAATGCATACCCAACACCACGACCATATGTGATGTTTACAATGTTAGGAACAAGCATGATTGTATATTCCTGATTGTACGTATATTTATCTGATAGATCTTTGATAATATTATTTTTGACATCTTCGAAATCAAAAGGATTGTCTCCTTGGCCATCTCCTCCAGATGCACCTTGCACATCACGAACCTGAATAGCCACCTGGCCAGTCTTAGCCAAACATCTCTCAAACAATGCGCGGTGACCTGGATGCCATGGCTGCCACCGACCCAACATTTGCACAGTAGGCTTCTTCCAATCAAAAGACTGAAGGGATTTGGAGATCATCTGTGCTTGTTTGTCTGAATCGAATTCTGTAAATCTAAAATCAAACCCAGATGCATTTGGTCCTTCTGGATCTTCAAATGCTTTGTTTGTATCTTCAAAACGACCCGACTCAATAGTATCCATCCACACAACAACATCAGCATTTATCATTCTTCTGTACTGATCCTTTGGACATACAAAATCTAAAATAGCCCATTGCTTGGGACACTCATGGGCTAGTAGTTCCATTCGCTCAGCTTGACGCTGACGACCTTCATCACTAAAATCCCAATCGTCAAACTGCTCTCTTACTTGATCAGCATTGAAGTGCTCTGCATCGAGCTTCTTGGATAGTTTATTCGCGAGTGTTGATTTGCCTGAGCCAGGAAGACCCATAATTAATATTTTCTTTGCCATAATAACCTCAGTTTATAATTCTAAAAAAGTCGAATAACTTACTTGTTCCCATTTGAGTTGTGTGTTAGGATTGTCTGATAGGTTTACAATCTTACAATCTTCTTCCGTAGCAATCTTTTCCAATCTCTCTTGCAACGTGAGCATAGGATTCTCAAGATCTTTATAATGCTTCTTGAATTGATAAAGAGGATCAGGTACCCCTCTTGACTTGATATCATGACCTACACCATAGAATGCGGTTGCACCATTCTCACCAGGAGTATAATCCATATCAAATCCAACACAACCAATATGTGTGGGTCTTAGATAATACAAACACCAGTACATACACGTAAAGTAAATTGGTAGCCCACCCCAGATTCTAGCTTTCTGCCAAGGCTTTTTTGTCATTCTGCAATACGAATCTTCGTAGTTCAATCCTTTATCTTTGCTGTGAATGTTTTGATCTTGGTGTGGTTTAAATGTTGCAATCCGATGTTTGTCGGGATAGTCTCCAGCATGGATCATGTGATCCCATTTGCGTGTACCTTTCCATGTGTTGTTGACTCCGACCACGATGACATCTCTTGTATCAACTTTGTTTACAAAGTCAACCCCACCTGGGCCACTTCCGACTGCTAGTATCTTTGTCATTTTAGAATCCTGCTATCTTTAAAC